ATAAATGATGACTGTTGTAATGATCTGTTTACTCCTCCAAGTGTCTCCCTATTACTTATCATACCTTCCCTTTGTGGAGTTATACCTGTTATCTCATTTATCTCATTCTTTATATATCTGGCAAATTCCAGTTGTGTCATTATCTGTTGTGAAGCATCAAGATTCAATGTTACTGGTGCCCTGTTATTAATATTATTAAGAAGTTTACCCATTGATGCCCCTTCATTACCTTCTTTAAATGAATCAGTGAGAAACCATCCATTAGCCTCTGCATACATCATCCATATATCAGGATCCCAACCTTCAGGTACTCTTGCAAGATCAAGTTCAGTAAGATTACCTTTATTCCTTGCACTGGCCATCTCTGCCCTGGTCATGGTTATATTATAAAGATATTTATATGGACGTATACGATCAACTAATGAATATGCTTTTTCTCCTATCTTGTATATTGTTCCTACATAAGGCGGTATTACATGTGAAGGATTATTATATGTCATTCCCAATCGTGGTAACATCTCAAGTTTAACAAAGAATCCATCAGATACTCCACCTATATTATATCCCTGTCGCCATTCGTTGAGCCACATCCACTTTACCTTTTCACCAAGACTTTCATCTATAATATAATCTTCTGAAACATAATCTTTAACTTCTTCTCCATTATCATAATAAGTTAATTCTCCAACTTTAACTTTAGACTTCCAGCATACTCTTGTTACTCTTACATTACCTTCATCATCATAACCTCCTCCATATCTCATGGAATCACTACTGGTTATTGGTATTAATTGTGTTCCATATTGTAATGCCATCTCATCACTAAGTGAAAATGGTCCTGAGAATACCATCCCCTGTCCTATCTGTTTTGTTAATTTACCTTCATCAAGTATTCTAACCTGATCATTAGTAAGATAATCAAAGAACATATCAAGAACACTGCCAACAGACATATAACTATCTTCCACTATTATCATAGCATCTTCTATGTAATGACTCTCCCCTAATCCAAATACAGATAGATCTCTTGGTCTTACCTTTCTATTCTTTGGTTCTCCATGAAATATATCACAAGCATATTGCTCCTCTGCTACTGTTACTATATCATAAAAAGCATCTGTTGTTAATGTTGGTATCTTTTGTGTTCTCCAAAGATATTGAAGTAACCTTGTACCCATTTCCTCACGTTGATCCTGATAATCGTACACATAATATTTCTTTAATTTCTGTAAATTATTACGTGCTTCCAATTCTGAATATTCTGGATTATTAAGTTCTTTTACAATATAACTCTCAAGCTCGCTAGATTCTTTCTCTTCTTTTTCTATCAACACATGATCATTTACTGCTCTTAAAAACCAGTTAAAAGGTCTGGATATTTCCTCACCTTTTAATACATCCAATTTTGTGAGTTCAATAGGATAGTTTTGAATCTTTGCAGGAAAATTAACTCCTTTAAATCCTTTTGGATTAAGTGATCTGTCTATATCTTTCTCATCAAACTTACCAGATACAAGATCATAGTTAAGTGTCATCTCCTGCTTTGTCTTACGTGCCTTACTTGGATTGTAATCACTTAATAAGACTCCTGCCTTTACATTTTCTATATGCCAGTCTTCAGTTTTTTCTTTGTAAGACAGTTTTTGTTTTGGGAAAGAGAATATTTTATTACCCATATCTTTTATTTTTAATGCAAATTATTACAATATTAATACTATTCAAAACAATTTCTCTTTAGGCCATATCATAACATTTTTTTCTATTATATATTTTTTAGGTTGCTGAGTATTTAATTTAAATAATGGATCATTGGCAAAAAACTGATGTACTTCTTTTTTTGGTCTTGCATCATAAGAAGGAATTCTCTGCCATAAATCTTCATGGTATATAAGTAAATATATTAATGCATCGACACGGTCAAAGTTCCCATCTTTATTATGATATATCAATTCATCCAATAATGCTATGCTTCTTATCTTATGAAGATTCAATATTCCGGTGCCTGGTTCTGCCTCTCTCATTAACCATTCAAGAATATACTCTCTACCCATCTTTTTTATAGGTGTTGTACCAGGTGTTCCTTTTCTTCTGTTAAGAACCCTCTTATCATCTATCTTATCTTTTACATTATCCGGTGTATCAGCAAGAAGATACTCACATCTGTTCTTTATAAAATCAGCATGTAACCCTTTAAGATTATTTTCAAAGTTCTGTATCGCATTATAATACATAAGAAGATATCTATTTGTATTATAAAAGTATGATGCTACATATGGTCTTCCGGTATATTCTGCTACTATACGTTCTGTCATGCGATTCATAATGAATGTAGATCCTAATGATTCTGTTGTCGACTGATCATGGTCATAGTTATCATTGCCTGATATATAAAGTCCAAAAGGTATATTGCCATCCTTGTCTTTTACAGGAGGCTCATATATCACTACACATCCATTAAGATTCGAAACATCTGTATGAGGATAATGATCAATAGGAATAAGTGAATTGTCTATCTTCCATTCTATCTTTCCTGTCTCTTGATCCGGCACTAATAATCCTACCCATGCACTATCAATCATTGTATCTCTATGAGACAGTAAATAAGCTTTCTGTTGCTTTAAAAGATCTACAGGAAATATATTACCCCCTATTTGCATAAGTGCCTCTGAAGGTTTTATAGGAGCCTCAGCGATATACCTTAATAACATCTCCTTATTCTTTGTCTTATTAAGATAATCCTCCCTGTCTTTAAGTATATATTGAATAGCTTTTTCTTTATCAGAATTTCCATCTTTGTCCATAGCTATCTCATGATTCCTCTGTTCTCCAATAAAATAACCTGTTTTTTCATGTCCCAACTCTGGCTCAAATCTATTAGGTATCATATGGACTTTATAGCCATCTCCTCTTGTATATAACTGTTCAAGTCCTATTAAATCATCAATTGCTGTCCCTCCGGTTCCAAAACAAATCATGAGACCAAAAGTTATTCTTCCTTGAGCCATTGATTTTAGAGAGATATTCCATGATTGTAATAAATTAGGGAATTTACCAGATTCTTCCCAAAGTATAAGTTTGCCAGAATTATGACAAATAGTAAAATCTTCTAATAAAAACAAATGATCACCATTTAATGTAAAGCCATAATATTCACCTATGCCATTATATTCAACATTAAATCTAGTTTTTAACATATCAAGAGACTGTTTTTTATAATAAGTTGCTTGTTTTCTTCTTACTAAAGTAGGTATTTGCTCTAATTTAGAAAATAGCACAACTCTATAATAATCATTAGGATATCCCTTTATTTTTTTAATGTTATATGATGTTTTAATTCCAAGACTCCTTGCAATATATACTATTTTAACTGCAAGACATTTTCGACTTTGTATTATTTCAATTCTATTATATCTTTTATCATAATATCCATCTGTATCAATAAGACCAGCTAATAGTTTTAATCTATTTTTACGTGATGTGTAAATATAATCATCCGGAATATCTTTTGACTTAAAAATACCTAATCTTCTTAATTCATTAGTAAACCAATTTTTTAAAATGCCTTTTCTTTTTTTAAGTCTGATAGTAATAGCATTACAATTTGGTTTATCATTAAATGTAGTATATAATCTATTGTTTTCTCCATATTCAACTAAATAATCAATAATTTCTTTATCTTCTAACGTAAATTCTGTTTTGCCTTGACTTCCATCACCTAACCATAATCCTAATAAATATGGATCAATATTAACCTGTTTCTCTATAAAATCTAAACCATTTATTTTTATTAAAGAAGATCTTGCTTTTAAAGTAAATTGTTTTGAATTAATAAAAAATTCAGGTTTATCTAATTTTATTTTTGAAGTTTTAAAATTACTTTCTCTATAATCATAATAAATATCATGATTACTATTAACAGTTTGAATCAATCCATTAAGAGGTTTTATATTGTACATTTTATCAATACCATTATGTAATGATAAAACTTTTCTTTGTTTACCATCTGGCCCCATTAACAAATCATTCACTTGTATATCTTCAATATTTTTTAATCTTCCATCAAACATTATTATTTTTGTTCCTTTTGCAAAACATTTCCCCCTTCCTTTATCTATATTATTTTTAAATGTCACACCTATTATTTCACTACCAAAACCCAACTCAGACATTACCCCATTGTGCATCTTCATGTATGAAGCACGTTTATGTAGTTGAGTATCAACTTTAGATTTTCTTTTCCCCCACGGAGTATTTGTCTCAATGTGTCCCATCTGATCCCAAGCTTTTGTTAATATTCCATCTACAAGTAAATATTCTTTTTCACTAGCAAAAGCATATGATTTTGATCTTGGAATAAGATAAAAATTTCGATTAAGCATTGCTCCTCCTTTATAAGAATAACCTCTTCGTCTTGTTTTGAGTACCGATGCATGTTCTCCACATTGTTCTGCTTCCTCAAGATAATGAAAATATTCATAATCACTTTCCCAAAAATCTGCGAAAGCTGTAACTTTTTCTCCTTGAAAACTTAACATTTCATCAAGTTCTGGAATATCTAAATTATAAACATCTTTATCTTTCTTATTCTTTTCTTCAATAGCATACTGTAATGATATCTCAGGTTTAACAGTAATACTTTCTTTTTGTGAGGCATCAAGGCTAACAGCCTTCTCTATTGGGCAATAATTAAGATACCAATAGAAATATCCTGGTATCCAATCTCTGCCTATATTATAACCATAAAGGCACCTGGATGCCTCTTGTACCCAAAACTTATACCATAAGCTATTTGGTGATGTGTTAACCGGATGACGAGTATAACAACCAAACTCTTTGAAGTGTTGTGCTGCTACAGTAAACTCTGATGTATTATAATGAGGAGTCTTCTTATATAATCCTATCTCCTTCTCTTTAAGTTCAAATATTTTCATTTTTTACTTTTAATCCATACTGCATTCTCTCTATCTTCAAATACATTAAGTATACCTCCTCCACGTATCTTCATATCTTCTTCTTCATCAAATACCTTCTTCTCCCATTTCTCAAGTTTCTCAATAACGTCTTCAATCTGCTTCATAGTAGTTATTATCTTATCTATGGTAATGTTAGGATTAAGATATTTCACTTCTCCATCCTCTCCTTTCATCTTATCCTTTACCTCAACATTATCAAGGTATGTTATGGTCCTATTAACCCTCTTACGTATTGATATAAGATATCGCATTGAAGGTGTCTCTTGTAATAGAGTATATTTATCTATTGCTTTCTGGACATCAGGATCTGGTTTATAACTTCTATTGGTAAATATATCAAGACCTAATTGACTTTCTTTTGATAATCCATATACATCATACTCTGATTTATAATCTGCCATATAATATATATATGCAAACTCTTTAAGAGCTTTTTTCTTACCAGTAGATTTATCTCTGTCATAAAGAAATGCAAACTCAGGAATCAATAATGCCTTTGGATTGATTACTATTTTATCATTCTCAAGAATGAATATACCATTATCATTTTTTGTTGTCATGTCTCTTTCTTTGTTCTTGTTCGTATAATTTCCTGCCATTTAATCTCTTTATTCGTGCAGGCATAATCTTAAATGTCCCAAATGCATTTATAGCAACATTCTTAAAAGTATTGGATTCACCTGGTATACCTGACGACATAACCTTATAAGTACCTTCAAATTGACTTAAAACAATCTTCCTTACGGTCTTTTCAGATAACCCTTCTTCTTTTGCTATAATACGTATAATACGTTTGGTATCTTCACTATTCATCTTTTATAATGAATTTATATGTTAATGAAAATTCTTCTTCCGGACTGATGATAAAAGGTTTATTGATTTTTTTACCATCAAGTAACTTTATATTGCGTAGTACAGATAGATATGTATTAAGATGTCTTATATTGATATTAAGTTTTTCTGCTATATGTTTTTTGGTTCCATTCTCAAATATAAGTTTCCATTTTTCTTCATCTGGTAACTCATTATATATATGATTATAATATAATAACATAGAGAATACCTGCATCATCTTTGGATTAAGAACAATAGGCTTATTGTTAATCTTATAAAGAATATACTCAAGAAGAGGTTTCTTTAACTTAAGATATTCATCAAAGAATTTTTCTGGTGTAGTATTAATTGGAATAACCTCATTATTCATTTTAACGGTGTATTAATGTATTCATTAATGTTTTATTAATGTCTACGTTTACATTTTATTAATGTTTTCATAAATACCAAAGGAATAGCCCCTCTTAATTTAGAGAGGCTATTATAACTTCGGATTCTGCTGCTACGCTTTATCTGTGCCACTGATATATTATTTATTCTCGTCATTGATCTTTTTAAGATATGCAATCAGTTTAAGATTATTCTCTTGTGCTATCCTATTATTCTCTGACTGTATGGCATCAAGTTTCTCATTCTGCCTATTTATATAATCAGATAATAAACCTATCGCTTCATCTGTCATATTATTTATATCTATCAATGATATATTATCTGCTTCTGTTTTAAATGGAGAATTACCTTTTAATGTTGAATCATAAAGAAGAATTCCTTCTTTTGATAATTGATGCCATATCTCAGGTAACAACCCTATTGGCATTAAGCTAATATCGTAAATGATCATATTGTAATTATTAATAACAAACTTCTTTATTCAAAAGTCTTTCAAGTTCTACATTGATATTTTTAATTGCAGATCTATTAACCTGAATTTCTATATCTGTCATGAAAAAATCATAATTCTGTATCTGATATATAAATGATTTTGTATTCTCACTACCATTAAGACGATAACGGATATTAATATTGATAACATCATCTTCCGGAATATATGTAGCATTACAATGCTTTACTATCTGTCCATAACGGACAAGCACCGTATGACAATAATTCACTATGTTAACAAGTTCTTCCATCGTTTCATCAAAAAGGCAGATCCTTAAATTCATCATTAATATCAGGAATAGCAAATTCATCTTTTTCTTCTTCTTTTTCTAATGTAGGCGTAACCATTAGTTCATCTAATGTTGATTGTTTTAACGGTGCATTACCACCTACTATCATATTTATCTTTTTATCTTCCTTTGTCTCTCTTGTAGGTGATGTTATAATATCTAGTTCATAACATACAGGACCGGTATAATTACTTGTAATGCTATCTTTTGAATAATCTTTACCATCCAGATAAAATTGAATCTTTACTATATCATCAATTACAACATTGTCTATGAGTTTTATATCATTATTTATGAGACTAAATTTCAATATACGTTCTATAATCCTGTTCTGTCCATCTGTATCTGTTATACGTATCTTAAACTCTCTTTTACGGAAATAAGCAGAGAATTCTTTAGTCTCTCCTATCTCAGTTACTGTTCCAGATATCGGGTATCTATTATCCATTTATATAATATTAATATAATTATTCGTATATTCTTTAATTGCTTTATTAAAAGCTTCTTGTCCTTTTTCTCCAGTATATATAATAAAATTTCTCTGATTTTCTATCTGCTTCATTATTCCAATTCCTGATCTTGAGGATTTATTATAGGGATCACAACCAGCGATATACTTATTTTCATCTACTTTCTTTGTTTGATCTATAACAATCTTAGCAGTTGCTATAACTGCAACACCAAGACCAAATAATTTTAAAAATCTTTTCCTATCCATTTTTTGTTTTATTAGTTAATAATTTAATCCATGCATAATGTTTACGTGTAATAAGATATGTAGCATCACTCTGATGACTATAAGCCTCTTTCTCAAGGGATATCTGATAATAAGCACTCTTCCCATACTTAAGTAACTTTATTAGCCATTCAATGACATACCATAAGTAAAAAGGTATTATAAGCATTTCTATCTGTTGCTTCCAGTGTATCTTCTCATGAGTAAGTGTATGACCATTCTCAAGAGTTTCTTCTTTATCAATATATATACCAAATGGAGCTAATGTAATAGCTATTACATCTTTTGCAATTATTCTTTTCATAAACCGGTTCATAATCTTTATTCTCATGATAATTAGTTTAATACAATTATAAATTGCATATTATCTTTCTTTATTACGATAGCATTGAATTGCATTCCATTAATGTATTTAGCCATCATATTAAGTTCAGTTTTGATTTCCTTTTCTGTCATATATAATATATTAATATTTCCATTTCGTGTTTCCATGATGCAAATATAAACAATGTTTATGAAAACATTAATGTTTTATTAATTATTTCATTAATATTTTATTAACGTAGACATTAATATATAAAAAAAGATCCCGAAGCTCATAACACTTCGGGACCTAACCCTAATAAAACTAAACCTATGAAAAAAAAAGCTTCTTTATTCAACTATAAGCCAATCAAGCAGTATAAGTTCTCCTGTGGTAATTTCAATAGATTTTCCATTGACATCTTTATGTTCTATAAGATCTTTAATCTTTATCTGTGGAACTTTAATATCAATGTCTTTATCAAGTAGTTCTTCTATTTCTGTAACAAACTTTGGAAGGTTTTTATCTTTTACTTTATAATTCTCCTTACCTTCCTTATCTGTAAATTTCTCTCCCATCTCTATGATCTTCTGTTCACGTATCTCTTCATAAGAAGACAGTTCAGGATTAACTACTTTAACTAATTTTTTTAATTCCCAGGCAATGTCAATAGGTAATGATCCTTTTAACAGAGTCTCTAAGGCTTTTTTACTGTTGACTAATGTTCCTAACTTCATAAAATATATTTAATTGATTAATAATTATCCTCTGTCTTGCCATACTTTTATATAATCTACCTGTATATTCTGTGCATTGGCATCAACTAATGTCTGTGCATAAAAAACAGGATATACTACTGTATTGGCTTTTAATGTACCTGTTATATTTGCAGCAGGTACTTCATGTGACGGATTGATAGCAGTACCAGCATTATTGATCCATACCCTTGGTTGTTCTATGTCGGTAAGATCTATTCTAGCTGTTATCCATGTGTCTGCTGTTGCAGCAACACCACAATCATCATATGTCCCTCCTGCGCCTGATCCACCATCATCATTAGTACAAAATACTATCTGATCAGCACCATAAGTATGATCATTATCAGTATCTATTCCTATCAGTGCAAAGTTATTTGCTCCACCACCTTCTTTATCATTGGATAGAGCAAAAGTAGAATCAGTAAATCCAACAAAGGCAGCTATCCCATTTGCTGCTGCTCCACTAACAACGGATACTCTAAATCTAACTTCCATAACCGGATTAGCATCAGTATTGAATGAAGGCACATTACGCATAGAACAAATACTATCATTATCTGCTCCATCTGTTTCAGCCTGTATAATACCTCCAACACCTGCGATATATGTTATATCGGCTGCATCACCATTCGTTCCTGCTGCAGCATCCCATTCATCACCTCTTAATCCTGCATCAAGAGTTACAGCTGCTACTTCTTCATCAAAATCTTCACACCAGAAATATTTATCTAATGTAAATATCCTTTGTGCATGTACTCCTGTATCAGCAAGTAATGTTACTTCATCTGTTGTTGAATTACCTATATTAACTGATCCATCAAGTCCTGTTCCATCTCCTGTTCCTCCGGTTATAACTACATCACCTCCTGCACCATTACTTACACCTCCTGCTCCACCACCTATAGTAACTGATCCACCATGTGATCCTGCTGCAGCTGCACCTCCTGTACCACCATATATTTGTATAAGACCTGCTTCTCCTGCTGTTGTTCCTCCACCACCATTACCTGCTGTAATATAAAGTTCACCACCATTACCTGCGGTACCTGCTGTAGCATCTCCACCATCACCAGTGCTTACAGTTAACTGACCTCCGTTACCTGCTGTTCCAGTACTTGCAGCGTTAAGTGATCCACCATCTCCTGAATCAACTAATATCAATCCACCAGCACCACCAGTCTCTGCACCACCTGCAGCATCTGTAGTAGCACCTCCGGTTCCTCCTGTAAGTCTTATATCAGATCCTACACCACCAGTTCCTGCTGCACCTGATGCTAATCCACCTGCTGCACCCTGTAAGGCGATATCACCTCCATTACCTGCTGTTCCTGTAGCAGCTGTTCCTGCAGCACCAGATACGATAGTTATACTACCAGCATTAGTACCTGCAACACCAAGCAATCCACCATATCCATCTCCTGATTGCATTGATATAGCTCCTGCACCACCTGCTTCGGCTACTGCATCGCCAGCATTAATAGCTATTGCACCTCCTGTTCCTGTTCCCTGTGGCGCACCTCCAACAACATTGGCAGCTCCTCCATTAGCATTTGTTGCACCTCCTTGTCCACCTCGTACTGTTACTGCTCCACCTGCTGCGGTAGTACCTCCAACACCTCCAGTCAAATCAATCGCACCTCCTGCAGTAGCTAACATACCAGTACCTCCTGTGATAGATACTGTTCCTGCAGCACCTCCTGTTGCACCTGATGCACCTGAGTTACCTGCATTTATTGTTACTGATCCTCCTGCTCCTGCTGTACCAGCTGTTGCTGCTCCTCCATGACCAGCATTTATATCTATTGTTCCTCCTGCACTTGCTACTGCAGCATTAGTTGCTTCTAATGCTCCTCCATTACCTGCAGTAAGATCTATCTCACCACCTGCTCCTGATACTCCTCCTGCTGCATCTGTCGTTGCTCCACCTGCTCCTGATGTAATATTAACTATTGAGCCTGCTCCTCCTATCCCTGCTGCTCCACTTGCTAAACCTCCTGCAGCTCCTGTAATACTTATTGTTCCACCTGCTCCACCTGTACCAACAGTATGTGTTCCTGCTCCACCAATACCTAATATCAATTCTCCTGATGCTCCTCCTGTAGTACCTGCATTAGCTCCTGTCGTTATCTGAGCAAGACCTCCTGCCTGAGTGCCTGTACCAGCTCCTCCGGTAAGATTTGCTGCTCCTCCTATACCATTAGTTGCTACAGATGCTCCACCAATAACATATGCTGCTCCTCCATTTCCTGTTGCTCCACCTGCTCCTGATGCACCTGCACGTATAGTTATTCCTCCTCCTGATCCAGTTGTTGCTCCTGCAGCTCCTGTTATAGATAATGCTCCTCCTGTCTCTGCTGCTACAGTACTATCTGTAAGAACTAATGAATGAGCACCTCCTTTTGGAAGAGCCACATTACCATCTTTCATTAATACTCCATCAGTAGTTACTCCTGTAGCTGCTGTTCTTTCAGCAATAGTATCAGTATATAATGTACTAAATGTACCATCTGCTTCTGAATCTGATTGCCATTTAACTGTTGTATAACAATTAAATACTACCACTTCTTCCGGTTGTAATGTCATACCTCCTGTACTAACAGTCAAATCATCTATCTGATCTGCAAGAAAAGGATATACCACCTTTGTTGATGCTGTAAGGTTAGCAACAATGATCTTTAATCCTACAACTGCTGTTGGTAGTTTAACACCTGTTGCTGCAGCTCCTCCAGTAATAATATTCAATTCTTCTGTCATAGCATAACAGTCAGTATTATTTACTCCTGTTGCTGTGATAGCCGGATCAACACTTTGTATGACTGGTGCCGTAGTAGTTATGGTACCATCTTTAATAAGCACACCATCAATAGTAACACCCGATCCGGATGTATATTCATTAATAGTGTCTGCTTCCAGTACACCATCACCATCACTTATGGTATTTAGTCTACTGATAATCTCATTCACCTTCTCTGCTGATACCCTTATAGGTAACTTAGTTGGAAGGAAGTTCGTTTTGTTAACCAAGTCAATTGCACTCATTTTTTTACTTTTTTAGTGAATTAATAAATTCTAATTATAAACCAGTAACGTCAATATATGTTATATATACCGATAACTGTCCTTCTGTATGTAAACTCCAATTAGCTCCTGGAGTAGCATTTATATATATATGTAATACACTTGCTGATGGGTCCGTTACAAATGATCCTGCTGCTACAACAGGCAATACAGCATCCTTAGCAACTATATCTGCCGCTGAGATATATTGATCGCCTCCACTAGCAGATCCTACGTCAACAGATAATGATGTAGCTCCTACAAACTCACGATCAGTAACAAGATATATATCTACTATCCTTGCTTTTGCAGGTATAATATTCTTAAGTGTAATAACCTGTTCAGTAGTATTAGCTGCTGATGTGAACTTATAATCAGTAGTTGTTGCACCAGGAAAACCTATTGTCTTCCGTACTGTTTTTAATGAACTAACAGAACTAAGATTATTGAGAGCATCTATTATCTCATTTATCTTATCTGCTGTCACCGGTACCGATAATTTACTTAATGATACCTTTTCTTTTGTTAATCTTTCTATACTCATAATAATAATTATTTAATGATTCAATAAAATCTAATACACAAATCTATGCCTTATTATTATATATAACAAATATCCTTTCTACATTATTATATACCTTTATTATATACAATAACAATTCATCAGAAAAAGAAGAAAAGAAAGTCACCAAAGAAAAGAAGAAAAAGAAATACTCAAAGAAAAAGACAACCATTACCCGTTCCAACGATGCTGTCTCAAACCGAGTCCCGACCCAACCTCCTGCATAACGGTCAATAACCAATGCACATAATATAACCCACTAACCAGAATATAACAAAAAGGAAAACCACCGGCTGTCATGGAGATGCGTTAACTCCCACCGATGGTTCCCTAACTGGAAAATATATATTCGAGAAAACCTGAAAAAACTTACCATAACACTACACATTTTATTTTCGACCCAACAAAGATATGCATTCATTCTTTACTAAACAAATAATATATCTCCCCATACATAATACCATACCTCTATATATCCCCCCCCATACCATTATACCCCTATAACACAATACCCCCATAGTACATTCACTTTATATAGACGAGATTAGATAGCACCTCATATCAACCCCTGTATGGTTCCAGCATTGCTGGACTGTCCGCCGTCGTCGGTGCAGGACAATACAACGGTGCAAATATTGTAATTAACTTTTATTTATTAATTTAATTTATCTATTATGAACAAAGAATCGTTAACAATCAGTGAAGTTAATGAGCTTCGCAAAGAATTGGAAAGTAAGGGCGTAACAATTTCTAAGCCTATTATTGAAATTCCTGAGGGTGTTTATTCAGGCAAGTTTGTAACACAAAAGAGGGATGCTAAAACTCTTGAGCCTGTCATTTCTTGTATTTCATACACAAGGAACGACAAACCAATGGCATTTTTCGCAGCGAAAGCTAATATTTCAAATGAGGAAAAATCCTATTCAAATGTTAATATTGGCTTGTCAGATGAGTTGGAAGAGTTACTTTCAAACTCTGATACTCTTGTACGTCCTTATGCCTTCAGATCAAAGAAGGGTACAGTAAGAACATTCGTAGCAGTAGAATTGTAAAAATAGGGGAGAAATCCCCTTTTTTTTATAGTATTGCTGGGATTAAGCAACGCTATATAATATAAGGTATGGTTATCACCGACTAACCATATCCTTATTTATCTTTTATTATTACTATTGATCCATCTGGAATATCATTTACTCTAATAGGAAATGGAGCCATTTCATTTTTCCAATTCTTTCTTATTTCATCAGTTAATATTTCATAATAATTATTCTTATTCTTTCTTGTATAATAAACAGGATTAGTAGATATTGGATCATTAATATTAGAAGTGTCTCTCACCGCTGTAGAATGGACGTTTGCGATAGTTTTATTATCTTTATTGTCACATTTTGCGCTATCATTATAATCCCATCCATAATCCTTTAACAAGGATATAATTCCTTCTCTATATTTCTCAGGAATGGCTCTGTCTGTAGTAATACGTATAGTTCCTTTTGGTAATTTTAACTGCTTTTCTATCCATGATGGACTGATAGCAAGATGATTTCTTAAATAATCTTTTATTTCCATAATGCCTCTTTTTGCGACAAAGATAATAACTATTAATGTAATTAGCGCATATTGCGACATAATATTAGGGTGTATTGAGTACTAATTATAGTAGAAACCTTCTGCTATTTTCTGGATTTTAAGTGAGATTATACGTCAGTTCTGTGCTCAATACCCCTTATTTTTGTGCTTAAGCAAGCATGAGTAGCACTTCGTATTGTATATATATTTAAGTACTATTCTATTCACTATAATATATCATTTATAGGGTTATATTAATGATATTATTATTATAGAATTGGTTTATTATATATGTTTATTGATATGCATTAATTTGATTGTTTTGGGGTATTTTTTATTGATTTTGGTGTAAATTATTGTTGATGATTATATAATGCCTTAAAATGAGTAAGTTAGCATTACAAAGTATATTATTTATTGTATTGGATGTTATTTCCTGTTATATATATGGGATTATTATTATAAAACCTATAAATTTAAATTATTATTAAAAACTTAGAAAATCATGGAAGAAAGAATTTGTTCTGTTTGTGGTGAATTGGTAAGTGAAGATGTAACACATTGCACTTATTGTGGTTCTTTATTTGTTTCTGTTGATGAAGCAAAGAATGAAATGCTATCTGATGATAGTATGTATAATAGCGAAGTCTCTGATGCTTATGAAAGATATTACCTATGAAAAAGTTAATATTTATATTCGCTTTGTTTATCTTAATGATAAGTTATGAGAAAGATTCTAATTGCTGGATATGTATTATTAAAGATTGTGATACAGGTATTACAATTAGTGAAGAAATATACTGCAATATGTCCTCTAATGAGGTAAGATCTCTGATGGATCAACAAATTGTTCCAGGTGAAACAAGTGCTATATGTTATAATAAAAAATGGTATTAATATTAAAACTTTATAATCATGAGTAAAGCAATTATGACAATCAAAAGATTCAGATTTCGTATTAAGCCTCATCCAATAATGAAATCAGAATATCCGGACTTATATTATAAATTTCGTAATGAAAAGGTAGCTAATGCTTTCTTTCTTGATAGTGGAGGATCTGAACATACATTAATAACTAAATAATTAAAACAATGAAAAAACTAAAAACATTACTTGTATTAATTTATAACTGGACTATTTCTTTATTTAAAAAGAAAGAAGTTAAAGAAATAAAAGAAGAAAAGACATCTGCACCAATAGTTAATTGGACTAAGAGACCTATCATTCCTGTTCATAATAACAGGAAGAAAACCAAAGGAAGACATATACAGATCGATCCTACTACCGGAAGAACAATATATCACGGTGCTAAATAATATATATCATGAAGAATAGAAAGAAATCATGTCAACAAGATAACGAAAAGAGAAATGCTCTATATCATAAAGTAATTCTTAAGAATAAAGATCTTTCTATTAAAAATACAGAACTCTCTCATAAGATTAATATATTAGAGAATAAGTGTATTGCTTATGAGAAGGCTCTAAATGGATCTATATTAAAACAAATTTGGAATTGGATTATTAAACTTATAAAACTAAAAAAATGGAAAAATTAATAACATTATCTCCTGCATGGAATAAAACAGATCCTAATCCAAAAAAGAATTATGGTATTCATGGAGTTGAATTAAGAATGGTACTTAAAGGATTATTAGGTGCAGTTCAATTTGTTTTATTTACTAATTGGTATTTACCAGAAGATCAAATTAAACAAAGAAAATATATGAGTCCTGATAAATATTATCTATATGAACCAATGCCAGCTGATAAAGGATATCATTCTCCTAAAAAAAGATATGAAGGACAAACTATTTGTCAAAAAAAATGTGAATATCTTGATGGAAAACCATGTTATTATGATGGATCAGGATTAAATGCTGAACCATTATATGATATACTTCTTAAAGAAGGATCTGAAGGTGTATGGAAAAATCTTGAACAATTTTATATTGATATTTTTAATGAACTTAAATAATTATAATCATGACAAGAAATAACAGAAAAGAATTAAAAGCTATTATTAAGAATAAAAATCAACTTAATAATGTTCTTAAAAAACAAATAATAAGATTAAAATCTGATATTGACAATTTAATAGTACGTCATAATAGAAGTATTCAAACCCTATCAGAAGATCATACCAAAACTGAGAAAAAGCTTATTAATCAGGTGCTTGACCTAAGTACAAAGCTTGCAAAAGTAAAAGAAAAGAAATGGTATGAATTCATTGAAAGAAAAAAATAATATAACTTGCACATTATTTCTTATGTCAAACGAATAAAACCGTAATGAAAAAGATGACAATTTTATTATTTATATTGCTAATTTCATATCAGGCATTTTGTCCAAATAGTAAAGTGCTTTTTATTGAAATATCAGAACCAGTTAATCCTTATGAAAATATATGGAATGCTACTTGTTCTGTAGAATCTAATTATACCGATTATATAATTGGTGATAAACATTTAAAACATAAATCGTATGGTAGAGCACAAATTAGAAAAACACGTCTTAAAGATTATGCTAAATGTACTGGTATATATTATAAAGAAAAAGATATGTTTGATCCAATAAAGTCTAAAGAAGTATTTATGTATTATGCTTGCCAATTCTATCCTTCACAATTAGAAGAAATAGCTTCTGAATGGAATGCTGGACCTAATTGGAGAAATGTAAAATCTGTAAAAAACTATTATGTAAAAATTCAAAAAGCTTTATATGAAATTAAAAATAAAAAATAGAGGAATTTATTATACTATTCTGTATGATGATGAAGATCATGAATTAATTAATAAATATAGATGGTCTTTAGATAAAGATTTATACGTTGTTGGTTATTTAAAAGGATTAGCAAATTATAAACAAAAACCTGTTAAAATGCACCGTATAATAATGAAAGATCAAATGAATGGATTACCTGAATTAGATCATATATTCCATAATAAACAAGATAATAGAAAACATAAATTAAGACCTTGTACTCATAGTCAAAATCATATGAATGTAATTGGAAAAGGAAAATCTAAATATCTTGGTGTTAGTTATATAAGAAATCGTATAAGAGCACGAATAAAAGTTAATGGAAAAGAAATTTATTTAGGAACATTTAACACAGAAGAATCTGCTGCAAAAGCATATGATAAAAATGTAGTAAAATATCATGGCGAATTTGCGAACCTTAATTTTAAATAATGGAGGACCGAAATGAATGGATAAGAAATCTACAATAAAATATTGGAAACTTATAAAATTAGAATTATGACAATTATGGAATTTTCTACAATATTAACATATGGATTAGCATTTATATTTTTACTTATTTGCTTTTTTATGTGTATATTAGGTATATATTATAATCTAAGATCAAGAGATTATAAGTTTGCTTTCCTATGGTTTATTGGATTATTGATTGATTTATTCTGTATTAGTTGTGAATTATTAGAACTTACATATCATGGATGATACACAGTTAATATATCATAGATTATTTAATTATACAATTGATCAGTTAAGTTATAAGAATTATATCATCAGAGATAAATATAATGGTGATATCAAAAGAGAAATAGTTACTGCCTGTTGTTATGAACATGCAAGACATCTTAAAGTAACTAAAAAATACGACAAAATATTATCAATACAAGAAGAATAATTATGAATATAAAATTAAAAGAAGTAGATTATGAAAGGCTTCCTGAAGTATATAAAGGATTTCATGGTGTAGGTATACCAGGTCTTTCTGCTGAATTAATAGAAAGAACAGAAACAGAAGCTATATATTATCGTTGGGATAATGTATGGGAAGTATTTCGTATTAAAATTGCACCACCATCGGAATATTATGGTAATAGCTATCCCAAAAGAGAAGTTTATCCAGGCAATGAAGCTTTCGGAAGTATTGCATGGTGTCTTAGAAGTAAGGATCTTGCATATAAAAAGTATAATGCCATTATATGTCATCCATTGTCCTCTAATGCTCAAGAAACAGATGAAGACAATGGTAATGACTAGAGATTTATATATGCCATGTATATAGGCATATATTACACTATATATAGCAATGTTCATTTATAACCCTAAATAATTATATTATGAAATCTGAAGAAAAAAAAGAATCCTTAACTAAAGTTAAAAATCCTATTTATATATATATAAAAGATGATGTATATATAAAGTTTAATAGAGTATTACAATTTCTAGGAGATGATAATAAATGTATTGGTCATCTTACTATATGGAACGATAAAGCTCCATTCTATATTATCTTTAATAAAAATATGCTTCAAAAACTATCTATTAAAGTATATAAAGATGCTTTATTTCTTCCCAATACATTCTATCAAAAGTTCGATAAGAATCAAAAAATGTATTTAGAGTGTCTT